TGTTTAGGTAGGCTGTTATACCCGTTAAGGATTTTGCCCCAGCGGGTAAGAAGTCTAAAAAATGGTATTTTAACCCCTCTAAAATAAGCTGTGCATAATCGCCTCTGTTGGCGTTAAAATGTGTTTCGGCTTGGCTCATATTTCTTAATAATATTTCGCCACCATCTGCATTTATCACACTAGCATATTTTAAAATAAAATTTTCTACGCCGCTAAACGCTGCACTGCCTATATTAGCTATTATTTGCCCTACGTCTATATTTACGTCCTCGCCTTGCATTTTGATAGCGTCTTTGGCTAGCCCTAAAAGGCTTTGTAACTGCGTTTTGGTCTCAAAAAAATTAGCACTTCTAAAAACGTATTTATTTTCGTTTATCATTATCTCGTAAGTTTGCATTAGTTACCAGCTCCATTTTCTAAGCGTTTGCTTATTCTTTCAAAGGCGATTTTAAACTCGGTTGGGTTGTGAGCGTCGCCCCTTTTTAGTCCGCCGTCATTTACGAAAAAGCCATTTAGCCCGCTTAACTCGTCGCCGTTTAGCGTGTCCTTAAACTCCATTGTCATAGGGCTAAAGCTTTTAAACTCTGTTCTTTGCTGGTTGTAAAGGTCTTGCAAAAATTTGCAATCCTCGCTATGTTGTAAAAGTTTTAGGGTTAGCGTGCCGCTTTGGTTGCAACTGCCCGTAAATACACCTCTACCGCTAGCGCCTATTGTATAAGCTCCTGCATCCGCTGCGTTTTCTATGCTTATTACGTCGCTTCCGTCTGCATAAGCGGTTATTTCATAGCCGTTTATTAATAAAACGATCGTATCGTGTTGGTATCTTGCCATTTTAGCCCCTTATCTGTTGTAATTAATTAAAATGTCTACGCTATGGATAGCGCCTGCTAGCTTAATCGCCACATTGATAGGCACTGACTTTCTAGCTTCTCGGTCTGCTTGTAGTTGCTCGGTGTAGCTAGGGCTAAAAACGTAATAGCCTAAATCCAAATAATCGCCGCTTTCTAGTGTGCCAACTGGATCGCCACGCCATTGTCCTGGAGCAATAAAGCCATTTTTAACAAATTGCTCACAAACTTGCTTAACCGCTGCTATTAGTCTTACCTGCCCCTTGTCGGTTTGCGGCACTTTCTTAGCGCCCTTAAGCACGTTAAATACTGCTATTTGTGTGCGGTTGTTGAAAGCGTCAAGTCCTACAACTTCATCGATAAATTTTCCGCCTAAGGCTACGCCCTCGGCTATCATACTTACGCCGTCATAGTCGGTGTAATAATTTACGCCTAGTTTGTCGCACTTCTCAGCTAAATTTAGCGTGATTGTTTCATCGGTGCCAGCCGTTTTTAGGTTTTTAAACTTCATTGTTTGAGCCGTATTTGAGCCCTCCCAATTAGTGCTTAATGCTTTTGCTAGCAATTCAGCGCCTGCGTGTTCGTCGCCAGTGTTGTTATATGTTGCAAAAAAGCGACCGCTATCTTTATCGGCTATCTTTTTAATCACGTTCGTATTTATGCTTTCAAGCTGTGCCTTGCGTGTGATCGTATAGCCTGCTACACTTGGGTTTTGTGCTGACGTGATCCACTCGTTAAGCTCTGCTACTTCCTCGTCTGCCAAAATAGCTGACGAATAAACGCCGTAAAAGCCTTGTGTTGCGTTGAATAATTTATCTAACGCCTCGCTTAGGCTCTCTTTTTTCTGCGTTACGCTATCTTTGCCTACGTAAATATCACTCTTACCGCTAACTAGATTTAAAAGCACGCCTACAAAGTCGCCACTATCGGCTTTCTCAAAATAGCCTAGTCTTGTGTTGTCATTTTTGCCAGCCGTTGCCGCTCTAATTATAAAGCGGTTGCCCTCTGCGTCATATACCGCCTTTATTCCGTCTTTGCTAATCGCCGCTGTTAGTTTTGTTGCTACCGCCTCAAAATCTACGCACGAGCTAAAATCTAAAGCCGTATAAACTTTATCCGCGCCGCCTACGTTTAGCTTAAAGCTTCCGCTTGTGATAGCTTTTAATTTATTAATGCCTACGTTTAGAGCCGAGCCTCTTAGTTCGTTTGACGTTGCTTGTGTTGTCTTGTTCTCTTTTACCCACTTAGCAACGATCGCCTTTTTAACGCCACTAACGCTAAAAATAGCTTTGGCGGCTTTAGTTGCTCTGCTCTCACTGCCAAAATTTAGCGCGGCGTCATTTGCACTAGCGATACTTACAAATCTTGTATTCACATCATCATAAGCCTCGCACCAGTCGTCGCTTAGAATAGCGATCACGCTAAAATCTCTATTCTTTGCTATTTGCCCTTGTTCGTTTAGCTGGATATTTACTATCCTTTTTATCGTTAAACTCATCTATTTACCTTTATGCCAAAATCTGCCGTTTTAATCTCGGCTGTTTTAATCTCGTTTTGAGAAACTTCCACTCTATTTATGTAGCTTAGCGTCAAATCTATACTAGCTCGCTCCTCTACGCCACCGCCTACTATTTGGCTTAAGTTCCTAATAGGGCTAATCGTTACTAACCCTAGCCCTAAAATCTTAAGCTCTTTTAAACACTCGCTAGAGTAAAAAAGGGTGTTTAATTTTTCGATTATGAAGTTTGCGTTTTTGCCAAAAGCATTTACACTAACTACGGCTTCACGCGTTGAAGTGATAACCTCTTTTTCGCCCTCGATAAATTTATATTCTCGCCCCTTTTGTGTGCTAGTTAATAAATGCAATGTTAAATATGCCGCCTTATCATTTAGCGTTTTGGAGTAGCTATCACGCACTAAGCTTTCATCTACGCTCAAAACCTTGGCTATCAAAACTTTCAAGCCCATCAAATCTAACGCCTGCAAAGTTTTTGTATCCATATTCGCTCCAATCTTGCATATTGATAATGCGGTAATTAACGCCTTTGTAAGTGATTACGTCTTGCAAATTTAGGTTAAATTTTGTATCTATCCTAACCGCTTCTTTGTATCTTTCCCCCTCTGGCAGCCTTTGCATTTCGTCATTGCTTAAAAACTGCACCACTGCCGTAAACTCATCATCGCCCCTTTTGATAACTTGGCAAAAATCGCTATCATCGATAAGCTCGCTAACGTTTATCATTTTCTGACCTCGTAAGTGATAGAATTTAGCAACTGCCCCGTGTCGATTAGCGGCTTTGAGCTTTTTTTGCGCTTTATTGTCGCTAGCTTTAAAGATGGTGTTATGCCGTCGGTTATCGCTTCTTTGCTTATTCCTTTGGCTTCCTCGCCTACGTATCCTAGCGCCGTTTCTAGCGATATTTCGCCTGCGATAAATTTTCCTATTGCGTTTTTTGCCAAGTTGGCCACCGCTTCGGCATTGTTTATCAAAGGCTTACGCAAAAATGAGCGCTCTGGGATATTGTGTGCTGGACTGCCAAACTCGTGGATCATAGCTAAGTCTGCGTTGGTTAGCTCGTCGCTTCTAGCGTTGCTTTTAGCGGTTACGCCTACCACCACGCTAAGCCCTTTTAACTCGGTTATCTTGCCCTCTAGTTTTTCGATCATCTAACTAGCCCAAAATGTGGAGTTACTAGCTTTTTAAGCTCTAAGTAGTGTTGTCCGTATTTAGTTAAATAGTAGCTTCCGCTTTCGCTCTCAAAGCCAGTTTTACCACTTGTATAGCTTACGCTTAGGCTACCTACGGCTTTACTGCCTATTTCACGCAACGGCTGAGGGCTAGTTGTCGCTTCCGTGCTTAATGTCCCCTGCATTGCCAAAATATGAGCCGCTAAGTGTAAAACGCCGACCTCGTAAAAACGCCCCCAAATTTTCTCGGCAACTTGTAGCTTCGCTTCGTCTAAACTTAGCTTTATGCGTGTTTCATCTACCGCTTTAAACTCAGGGAATTTATTTAAAAAATCGGCTACCGTCATAATTAAGCCTTGTAATTTACGTAAGCCACTTTGTCAAGCTGGCGAATTAATGTGCCCGTAAATTTAGCTTTAACGGCGATTTCCCAGCTTAGCACGCTTCTTTGAAATGGCTGCATTGCTGTTGGAGATAAAGCCCAATCAGTGCTTAGCACGTCCTCACTCTTTGTATATACAACGGCGCGGTTTTTACCCTTGCCACCACCTAAGCCTTGTGCGAAGCCTAAAGGTATGCCGACGATATTAACATCGACACCTGTGCTTTGTTTTAGTGCCTCTTTAATAGCGGTTAGTGCGTTTATGCCACCATTTACCGCGCTAATAGAGTTGTCATATTTGCTAGCTAGTGCCATAAGGTCTTCACTGTCGATTGCGATCGTATTAGGAATTAGTAGCCCGCCGTTTTGCTTGTAGCCAAACTCAATTAGCGATAAGAAAAACGCTCTAGCTTCTGCACCAGTCATTGCACTAATTGCCGTACCAGCTGTTAGGTCTTTTGCTTTTACACTAGTGTTATTTAGCAAGCCTTGCACCGCACCGATCTTTGCGTGACCGACAAGCGCTGTTTTTTGCATTGCCAAAAGTGCTACACGCTCAAGGTTGCTAAGGTTTGCTGTGTCTAGCTCAATATCTAGCCTTTTAGCTCTAGCTACTGCTTCGCTAGTATAAACCGCTGACTTAGCCCATATTAGGTATAGTCCTTTTTTGGCTGTAATGTTTAAACCCTCGGTTTCTAGTGACGTTGTGTTTTCATCAATTAAGCCGTTTTCTAAATCTTGCGTTCCTTCGATCTCGCCGTAATCTAGTGCGTCTATGCTCTCGTCGCCCTTTTGTGTAATAGGCACAAAATTAGCTAGTTGCACTTCTGGATATTCACGCTCTTTAAAGCCCTCGTTAAAACTAGCCGCTGCCGACGCAAGCTGGCTTAAAATTTCTTCATCTCTTAGTTTCATATTATTCCTTTCTCATTAGTTTTACAAGATTACCGCTTACTTCGGTTACGTAAAATTTGTCTTTAGCTGCTGTTGTTGCTAGAGTTGCCGCTTTAGCAACTTTGCCAGCGTCTGCGCCTGCTGTTGCTTCTACTTGGATAGTGTCGCCAACCGCTAAGCCGTGATTTTCTTTCCCTTGTACCCAAACTTCACTACCATAAGAGATTGATAAAACGCTCATAACCTCGCTTGGCTTGTTTTCGCTCTTTGTTC